CGGACGATGCGTCCCCGTGGGGTGACTTGCTCCGATGACAGGGTGCCTTCGATGACTTCCAGATAGGGGAGCGCCCCAAATGTGACGGCATCGGCGGCGGCTTGGGCGGCGTTTTGGTAGGTCATGGAATTACTGGCCGGGGCACCGACCAGATATGGGGGGATGTTGCACAGCCGGGCCAACTCCAAGGCCTGATGTTGACGGGATTCCAAATGCTGCAATTTTTCGGGGGACGCCGACGATTCCACGAAATCGACGTACTGGTTGAGTGATGCGATGGCGTTGGATTCGCGGGCGGTTACCCATGCGTCGGCCAATTCTTGGAGGTCGGTGGCGTCGAGCGGTTCCCCGCCGGTCTGCTTGAGCCATCCGGCGGTTAGCGGGCTAGACGCCGTACGGTAGGCGGCCCGGTCTAACGCTTCGGCGGTGACGATCGCCCGCGCCCCGTTCGTCAAAATCCCTTGGAGCGGCGACCAAAACGAAACGATGTCGCCCCGGTTTACTTCTACCCCGTTTACCCGGACGGTGTAGTCCCCCATCGGGGCGTTCCCGGCGATCGTGTCAGCCTGAACCGAGACCATCGTTGCCGGTATCCATTGGAAAGCGGCGGGGAACCCGGTCGATTGGTAGCGGGAACGGATCAACCAGTGGGCCTGACCGTAAAAAAGCAGATCGTCGAACGTCCACGCCAACGTATGGGTGCGGGTAGTGGTGGGGTCGGGGCGCAACATCCACGGCTCAGGGGGGAGCGGGATTTCTTCTAAATCTTCGCCATTCCATTGCGTGCCGTATTGCCGGATATGGAGACTCGACACGAGCGATGCGAAGAGATCGCGGGCGCGAGAAATCGTGGGGAGGGCCATCGCTCTATCACGGCCCGCCCCGACAGCGGCAGTGCTAAAGGTCAGCCCCCCCACGGCGACCGTAGCCGTGCATTCCACGGCGGCCGCGGCCTGAGTTCTACGGCTCCGAAATAGTGCCATTACCCGCTAGTCAACCATACGGGCAGCCCGCCGGGTGGCGTTTCGTAAGATATACGGCCGTACCTAGATCGCCCGCGATGTCACTATTTGGGGTTTACCGGCCGGTTTCACCTTGGACGCCAGAACTAGGGCGAACACGGCGACACGTGCCAACTCGATCGGGCCGGGGCTAGATCGGGATGCCAGCACGATCCCTTGGGGGGTGTCGGCCGCTACGGCACGGTTCATGTGTTCGGCTAACTGTGTCTCACCCAAATGCGATACTCGCCCTTCTAGGATCATCGCACGGGCGGTAACCGTCCACTTCAGCAGTTCTTTATAACCGACCTTGGTACGTCGGTGATCCCACGTCCGGGGCATCGTTTCCCATAGCGACGGGGTTACCGCAAGGTGGCATCCGGCGGGAAGTATTTCGGCGACCTTATCCCATAGCTCCAACTCGGACACGGCGGTAAGCCCAACACGGATAACGGTACGGGCTTCGGGGAGCGGGTGAGCGAATACCCCGACGTAGCGAGAACCGTCCGGGGAAGAATCGACAGCAAGGACGGTCGCCGGGGGTAGGTCAGCGGCCGGGGTTTCGGTCTGGCAGTCGGCCCATAGGCCGGGCGGAAGCCATGCCTTAGTTGCTGATACCCACATATTGAGCATTCCGCGTAGGAACGCGGAGCGTTCCGGGCCACGGGATTCGGCTTCTAAAGTTTCGGCGGTAATCGTGTAACCGATAGCCGGGTTAGCGAGCGGCCACAGATCAGGGCGGCCCATGATGTCCACCCCCGGCGGGCATGACCATTCGGCCCAATGTAAAGTCGAACGCTCCCCGGTATCGATCAACCGTTGGGCTTGCTCCCTGAGTCGGAGCATCACCGTAGACGATTCGGTACCGGCGGTAGACCAAAACGACGCCAACGGGTACGGCCGGGCACGCTGAGATGGCAGGAAACCTTGGTCGATCACTTCGGACGAAATATCCCACAGCTCGTCGGCCACGATCAGATCGGGGGAACGGCCGTGCGGCCCCGCCGGGGTAGCGGCCCGCACAAGCCAGCGGGTTTTACCATCTGGAGAAACCGCCTCATTTCGACCGTATGACCAACGGCACGTAAACCCAAACTTTTCCTCTAGGACGGGGGCAAGTTCATAGAACGTGGCCGCCGCCAGATCGAGCGTGTGCGCCGTACTAATCACCGTTTGGGGGCCACCCCGAACTAGCACCCCCTCAGTAACCCACCAACCGATAAGGGCACGCTGGGCAACTGTCTTGCCTTGCTGCCGGGCAACCGACACCCCTGACACCCGGTGCCGCAAACGGCCCCCGTCATGCTCCAACGCCCCCGATAACGCGTGCACCTGCCACGGCATCAGGTCAATACCCAAATGGCGGGCCGCCCACCCCGCCACAGACGGCCCGAACGTGTCACCCCCCCAACGCGCCGTTTCCAACCTTGGCAGAATCAGCCCCGGAGATCCTTCTAATTCGCCGTGTAACGGCCGATCCGGCCCAATCAGGTCAGTTCCCGGCAAGACATCCCCGGCATTAGGGCGCTCGGGGTACGAGTCGTCCCCCAAGAAACGCTTGGCGTCGGTGCGGGCGTGAACTGTCGTTGATTTCGGGCGGCGTTTCCGGGGGGTGGGGCTTTCGGGGGTGCTGGGTTTCGTGGTGGGGCGTTGTGCTGTCTTTAGTTGGGTACGGGTGACGGGTCGCGGGCCTTCGGTGGGTAGGTGGATTGCGGGTGTTTGGCCTTTGGTTCGGCGGGCCTTGCTGGTTGCGTACCGTTGTCCCTTGCGTGCGTTGCAGGGGGCGCAGACGGGTTGCAGGTTGTCGTAGTCGTCGGTTCCTCCGGCGTCGCGCTCGATGATGTGATCGGCTTGGGTTGCTGGTTGGCGTTGGCAGATCGCGCAGATGGGGGAGCTTGACAGTAGGCGTTTGCGGTTGCGTTGGTATTCGGGGTTGCTGTACGGGTTTTTAGTCGGCATGTGCTAACCCGCCGGGGCAGTGGCAGCGAGTGAGGGTTGCTGAGATTTCCCCGGCTGACCATCCTGTGCCGTCGCAGTTGGAGCAGATGAGTGGCGACGGGTCAGCCGGGTAGATGTGAGTACGCGGGGAGATGACACCCCCTCCCGCCTTCTTTTCTTTATTACTTAGTAGTCCGCGGTTTTCCGTTGACGGTAAACCTGCTGTGGCGTCGTCGGTTTCCACAGGGTTTTGCACAGGGTCGGGGCCGAATAGCGGTAGGTCATATACACGGGTATCCCACCTGATCCGTCCAAGTTGATCGGTTGTCCGGGTGCGGGTCACATACCCGGCGGTTTCTAACTCTCCGAGTGCCGTGACGACGGCATGACGGCCTTGGGGGGATTGTTGGGCGAGATGTTCAATAGACACCGACCAGTTATCGGGCATGGAAAGCAGATAGGCGAGCATCCCACGGGCTTTCCATGACAATGATTTGTCACGCAGTAGGCGGTTGTCGATGATGCTGTAGCCCCGTTTCGGGCGGGGGGAGCGAATAATCATTAGTCCATCCGCTCCCAAAACGTTTTCACGATTGAAATACCGACGGCGACAAGGGCTAGCACAATCAGGGCGTGCAGGATACTCACAGTGGGTCACCCCCGACCGGGTAGCCCGATAGGCGGGCGACAATGGCGGGCATATCTTTCGGCCGCCACACGTAATATTCGCCGCCCTGTTCGGTGAGTCGATCCCCCCACGCTTGCTGGTTGATCGACACGCGGCCGGTGCGTGACTTCAGTTCAGCGAAGATAATGCCGCCCTTCCTGTTGGGGCGGGGCGGGTGCAACGGTTTACCGGGCGGTGTTTGAGCTTGGAATGGGGCCACTAGCACGAGGTCGGGGAAACCGGCGTGGCCGACCGTCGGGGTGACCCACCTTTCCGGGTTCACCTTAGCAACGGGCACATGGTAGACAAGCCAGTTGTATTGCACGGCCACGTTGATTACCTGTTTCTGAAATTCGGCTTCGGATTGTTCTGCCCACTGCATAAGTGCCTTTACATAGGCCGTGAGGCCGGTCGGAATCCAACAAAATTCTCGTATCTCATTTGCCCCACATTGGGGGCAGGTAACGCGGTAGTTCGCTAACCATTCGGAACCGTCCAGACGTTCCCATTCACATAGCGAGTTATCGAGCGAACACGCCGACGCATACGGTGCGTGTTTCATTCGGCGGCCGACTTCATCTCGGTAATAAGGTCGGCGGCGGCTTGCTTGGTAAGACCTTCGGGCGGTTCCCAATCTTCTAACCCTTGTCCACGCATTAGGGCGCGGAGGTAGCCCAACTGCTTAGCGGTAGCGGCACCGTCCAATTGGGGGCGCTCAAGCGGCCCGGCCGGGTCAGGTTCGGTGTATGGGGACGGCCGCCCGGAAGGGTGGGAACCGTCCGACCGTCCCCGGTCGCTGACCTTATCGGGGCGGGGTGCGGCGGTAGCGCCGTCGTCGTCGTCGTCGGTACCCAAATTGAGCAATGCCAACAGTGCATACCTTCGCCCGTAAGTGATCGCGCTGCCCGTTTGTTGGGCGGTTTTCCCGGCCGGGAGAGTAAGCGGGCGGCACATAACGAATTCTCCCGAACTGTGCAGCAAGGTTGACCAAATGTGGACGTTCTCCCCATCGCACCCGGCCGTTTGCATGACAGCCAATCCGTTCGCCGCCAACACGGGGCGCACCGTCGCGAGGATTGTCGGAAGATCGGCGTAGGTGTACCGGTATTGGCCGACGTTCGCGGTTTGGGCTTTCCCGATATTGCCAAGGTTGGCTTGGGATTCGACTAGCGCCGCAGTGAGCGCCGAAATAGTCTGAGAGGTTTCGACCCACCCCGAAAGCGGGTGGTGCATCATGTCATCCACGGCGGCCCGCCTTCGGAGGGCATGGGCGGGGCGTCCACTGGGCGGCGTCATGGCGGGCCTCGGCGAACAACCGGCGCAGATTGTCGCGGAGGGTGATGCATTGGC